TCCTCCTAGATTATGTAGATCTAGTCTCTAGGCCGTCGACTATACGCGTCTAGATCTAATTAATAATTGTATAGTAATTAAAATATATATGAATTTTATTGAGAGTGCAAGGTATCCCTGCCGAGAATGTACGATTTCTAACGAGTGACTATTTAAGTTGCCACTGAAACTTGGGGAGCTGAATTAATAATTGCATTTTCTCTATCTGCAACTTTACGTTCTTCCAGTTTGATCTCAGTAATAATGTTTTTAATTGCATTATCAATTTCAACCATATTAAGAGTATATTTACCGCTTTGCTCATACTCCAACTGCCACTTCAACTCCAAGGACCGTTTTTGACTGTATAGGTCTTGTATCATCACTAACCTCCTCATAGGTTATGCGTTTACATCGATGATCCATACTTTTTGCACCGATATATTCCCACTTTACACCTTTTTGTCCTAGTTTGTCAAGGATTGCTAATTCAATAGAATTAGCATTATCTTCCGCTAAAACTTCAAATTTAGCGTGATAATCGTAAGCCCACAATTGTACTAGGAATTTCTTCATTTCTACACCGTATTTTAAGATTGAGGCGGAACTGTGTTCCGCCTCAAAATATTTATTTTATTATATTGCTGATCCGAAAATACCTCTAGGGTCAGAAAATCCGAAGACATATCTTTCTCTAGCTTTGTATCTTACGTTACCAGTATCGAAGTCACCTTCCATTGAAGTTTTCAATGGTGCTCTTGTGAAGTGCTTCAAGCCATTAGGTACATCAGTTTTAACGAACCATTTCGCTGTGTCAGTTAAGTAGTGATTAACTACATAACCTTCAGGAACCGCACCCATATTATTGATTGCGTTGATGTCGTTATCTGCTGTGCCCGTTCTGCCTTTAGACTTCATAAGTCTCTCAGCTGTAAATTGAAGAGCAGAAGGAATAATTAATTTCATTCCTCTAGCTGCAACTTTCAATCCTCTTTCATCTGTGAACGCTGCAATGTCGATCAATGCTTGTTCTAAAGATGTTTCATTTAAATCAGCTGCTGTAGCCAATTCATTTGAAAAAGATCCCGCTAGTGTTGGGTGGTCAGTAGCACAAAGCTCCTTACCATCTCCACCAGCATAGGCTGCTGTGAACGCGTTATTTAAAACCGCCGCGCCTTTAACTTGTTTTGTATTAGCCATAGATCTTGCTAAAGCTTTTGTGTATCTGCTTGCAAGTCTATCGTACAAGTTGTCCTCGATCGCTTCTTCAGTGATCGCGAACGCAAGTGCGATTGTTTCGTTAGTATAACGAGCTGTGAAAGTTTCTTGCGCACTGTCGAAAGTGACGCCTTGACCTTCAGGTTTTACAGCTGCATTTGCGAAACCTGCTAACATTACTTCTTCTTCAAAAGCTCTGTCAGAGTTTTCTGTATCAAATATTTCAGCTGCTTCGTTTACATATTGTTTATACTCAAGTCCAAATAGTGCATTTAGACCTGGCTCTAGTTCTTTTACTAGTTGTGCTCTTGATATTGCCATAGTTTATACTCCTATCCTTCCTTAGTATTTAATGGACATAATAGAGCCTGGTGCAAATCTAACGATAAGGTTAGAGTTGATAGCACTATTGTCCGAGTTTAAAGGGTCGTTAGCGACTCTTACAATTTGAAACGCGTATTGACTTGATCCAGCTGCCGCCGAAGCGCCAGTTGCTAACTTAACTGTAGATTGAACATTTTGGTACGAAGTACCAAGGTCAGCCACATTGTATGTTAAGCTAGGAATCATAATTGCTACAGTTGTTGCTGCAGCAGCTTTCACTACGTATTCCTGTGTAGGATTATCATTAACGAAACCTATGCCGTCTGATGAACCGGTATTATAGTCGGTGCCGAATGCAGTACCAGACGCAACAAAATTTGCCCAAGTTGGTTTACTTGTAGCGCTTGCTATATAGAAAGCACCATTAAATACACCAGTCATTGGTAAAATACTTGCTGTGTTGATTGCCCATCCTGCTCCTCCTGTTTTTCCATCATCCATAGTGGCATTAGCTGCGTCCTGTAAGTAACCAATACTACCCGCACATTGTTTAGATGCTGGATCGTTTTGGTATAGTCCCTTACCAGGAGCTGTTTCGATTGGGTACTCAGATAGACCTTGAGTAGCTGGTGAGCTACCTAAAGTGTAAACTGATCTAAGACCAAATCCGCCTGTTTCATTAGCCATTATTGTCTCCTTTACGTTTATCCTCTCTAAGTGAGAATAAACTGGTTGATATAAATCGCTGGTTTAGGAATTACTAAATAATTAGTTTTTCTTTGTACCACCGAAGGTTACACGAGTCTGTCGATCACTATTGATCGGCATACTAGGGTGTTGTTCCTTCATAAGATCGTTGTTTATTGCTTCTTCTTTGGCTTCGTTCTGTTTATTAAAATATTCTTCACGAGCCTTCGCGATCTCTTCTGGTATCCTTGCCAACACAAGGCCTCCCACTCCGATCATTCCTGCGTATTTACCTTCGTTTAAGACTGGATATTTAGAATCGGGATATTCATCTCCTCTTACGAGTTCCCAGCCAGATCGCTGCATTGCAGCCATATTACTGGTATCTTGAAATCCCATTGACTCTGCTCTTATCCATCTGTGCCTAAAACCTTCTGGCGCAGGGGGTGCATCGAGTGATGAGGGTGGAGTCCATACAACTTTTCGAGCTTCTTGCTCTCTAGTCTGACTCGCACGTGAAGTTTTTACTTTTTCATTTTCCATATGCTTATACTCCTTCCGTGATTTTTAATTGTTTTGCATAATCTTCAAGTGGCACACCTAATCTTTTAGCAATTGCTACCTGTGAAGGTGTGAGTTTGACAGTTTTTCTGCGTCCTGTGTTAGCTGAACGTTTAGCTGAAGCTACAGCTTGAGTAGGTTTTACTCTATCTGTAGTATTTGATTCCATCTTATCAAATTTCTGAGGGAATTCAAGTCTTATTCTTTTATCTACCTCACTATAATATTCATCTGATTTAGGATCAAAACCTTCTTCTTCTACGAGCTTCTTATGTATATCAAAAGCCGTATAAGTCATTGCAGAATTGTTACCAAACCACGTATTTTTAGCTGCCCAGTCCTCTGCTCGAGGGTCTGGAGTAACATTAGATCTCGGTTGTTGAGGGGTAATGTTAACTTCTTTCTTAGGTCTAGTTTCATTTGCAACTTTCATCGCATTCAGTCTTGCTGAGTCCATAGTCAAATTTGCAATTTGTTCTTGGGCTGCAATCTGTCCATCAACGTTTTGAGATTCAATAGCAGTTTTAAGAGCTTGTTTGGCTCCTGCCATACTATTCTTAACTCTACCTTCAAATTCAGAAACGTAAGATTTATCTAATTTAGAAAATCTATTTTCTAAATCATCTTTATCTTTTTTTGCCGCTTGTGCGTAAGCGACCGCTTCTTCACGTTGACGCTCTGCTTCTCGCATTTTTCGAGTTAATTTAGAAATACGTTTTTGAACACCTTTACTGTATTCCTCTAACTCTTCTTCTTTTTTTTCTTCTTTCGGTTGTTCGGTTTTTTCTGGTTCTCCTTTGTCATCTAATCTAATTTCAGCTCCTTCTTCTTCGCCTACATCAATCAGATTTTCTTTTTTTGCTTCTTCTGGCATAGCTTTCTCCTATGTTATGTGATGTAAAATTGATTCAGGATTGTTAATTGTCCCTAACACTTCATCATCGTTTAGTAATCGCACTTCTCCACCGTCTATTGGTAATCTTGAACCCGCATAACGAGCAAAGATAACCCAATCTCCTTTTTTACACCACGGTCCTGTTGGAAATTTTTCTTTATCTCCATAAGTTAAAGGGCCCATTTTTAAAACGTAGCCACACGTGGTTGCAATTCTTGCTTTGTCTAAAGTCTCTTGTGAGTAAATAAGTCCACCTTTACTTTTACTAGGTGGGGTAAAAGGTAAAACTAAAAGTCTCCAACCAGATGGGTTGGGTAATTCTTCAACCGTTTCGGTTCCAATGTTATCGGGATTTAAAGGTTCTTTTTCTTCTGATGTTTCTTTTTGATATTTTTCTTCGAGGGCGTTCTTATGTTTTGGGACCTCGGTTTTTAATGTCGACGATGTTTCCGCCTGTTTCATTTTGCTCCTTAGTTTTTAGCAGGTTAGAGATTTCCTGTAATGTTAATTGTATGGCGTGAGCCTGTCCTAGTAGATACTTGTATTTTTCGTGATTGTCAACCCCTGTACCACTCATCATAGAGTCACCAATCGTTTGAAGATTTTCTTGAAGTCTCTTCTGTACCTTATTTATTAAAATGAGTTCATCCATTTATATTAATCGGACGTTTTTATGTGTACCCGCGTCCAATCCTCTTACTACACCGCCCTTTTTGTATCCTACGAATCCACCTTTTTTTAAAGGTGCATCCATCCCACCACCTGTCATTTTTCTAAGTATGTGAGAAATACCATCTATACCTTCATCTAAAGCTGCATTTAATTCAACAACTTCTTCCACTACTAAATCTTTTTTATTTTTAAGAGTAACACCTATATCAGCTAAT